TGGGTGTATAAATCTAATGTAGTACCGTCAAAGTCTTCCATAATCAGCTCTAATTCATCACCAGATATACCGAAAGTGCCTTTGAAATCCTTCTTCATCTTTCTTAAGATTTCTTTCTCGTCCTTTTGATAGTCGTCGATAAGTCTCTTCCATCTGGCTCCAAATAAACTTCTATGATCTAATTGATCTTCGAAGTACTTAATGTCTTTGATCTTATCGGCAAGCAAATAGTTTTCCATTTCTGCTTGATAGTAGTAGTCTGAATGTTCGTAGTCGCCGTTAGCTATCTTATCGTACAAAGGAGCTTTATCTTGTAGAGTCTGTCTAACTTCGTAGCGTCTCCACCACACGAATTGATTGTATCTTTTTGGAGTCAACTTCGATAGTTGCTCTTCTAAGAATGGCCTTGGTAATTTAGTTGGTATCATAACTTTTATTTTAACATGTCGTAATGTCTTGGATAGATGTGTAAGTTAGTTACCATCCAATGCATTTCTCCTACTGGAATATCTAACTGAAACGCTACCATCTCCATAAGCTTGGCAAATGTGTACTGATCGTTACAGAAACCAAAAACTAAATCGATAGATCTTGCGAATACTGTTAAATGTAACTTATCGTCTTTTATATAGAAGTTAAGTACATCGTTACATGGCGTATCGTGCTTGTATCTGTCCAATTCGTTTATATCGTAATGTACAACAATTGCTCTTCTTGTTTCTTTATTAATTTTGAGTTCTTGTATTACTCTTGATAGTTGATAGTTCTTGTTCCAAAAGTAACCGTAGTTAGAGTTTACTTCTGTAGTACCATCAACCATCATTTGTTTCCATATCTTAGCACGCTCTGCTATTTCGCTAGCATCACGATCGCCTTTAAGATACCAGTTCCACTCGTACTCAGCATAGTCTTCGTTGAACTTACGTTGAGGTGTGGTAACAGTTTTGTTACCTACATCTTGTAGTGTAAATGAAACGTTGAACTTAGCTTTAGTACCTGCGAATGATTCTCCGTTGGCGTTAATGTCGCTAAATAGCAATTCGAATGCGTCTGTGGCGTTTTTATATATCATACTTTTCTACTTGTATAAATTTAGATAAAAATTCAATAGGTTTTAAATCTCTGTAGCCTTCTAAGTACACTACACGTTTAATGCCTGATTGTATGATCAATTTACAACAATTTTGACACGGACTAAGAGTTAAGTATAAAGTGCTACCGTCTACTGCGTTACCGCTTTTGGCCGCTTTTAAAATTGCGTTCATTTCAGCGTGGATAACTTCGTCTTTGGTAACATCGTTTTTTTCGCAACCGTTGTCCATTCCGGCCGGGGTGCCATTATACCCAAAACTTATTACGTTACCGTCCTTCACCAACACTGCGCCGACTTTTGATCTGGTGCAGTACGATAAAGTGCCTACTTCTTTTGCAATGTTGATAAATACTTCGTCTAATTTTAGTTGTTTACTCAAGTTCTACATTTAATGTTTTGTTGTTATTACAATATCTTCGTCTTTGGTTTCCTTTTCGGGTATTGGTGTATCATTTCCCTCTATATTGTAAACTATTATTTTATTTTCAAATTTATTTAATATATTATTCCATATATCACCAACAACATGTATTTGGTTTTTCATAATAGTCAAAGTATATTTATTATTATTTTCGTCCACTGCACTTATTATTCCCTTAAACCCACCAAATAATCTTTTAGTACTTTTGTTGGTTATATTAATTTTTATATCCTCATATTCGTTTTTTATTAGTATCTCTTTACTTCCTATCTTAATACTGCCTTCGTTTAATAAAGCGCTTCTTTTTGTTATTGGATATGTTTGTGCATTAACACTTATCACACTTAATAAAATTATTAGAATAGATATTATTGTTTTCATATTATTTAATTTCTATCTATTAATGCTTCAATCAATACCCAACCAAAAAACATAATTCCAATTGGTAAATTAACTGAATACCATAACCCAACTGCAATACCTAATCCAATAATTGTTTTACATGCTTTTAATCCGTCTTTGATAAATCTCTTATACCAGTAGTCGTAATAATTTTTCATATCTGTCTTTTAATATTTTATAACCCGGTTGATCCGAATCCACCAGCTCCACGTTCTGTGTTTCTGTCTGGTAACTCTTCTAATACGTGTACGTCCATATAACTTACTGGAATCAAAATAAACTGTGTTAGCTTTTGTCCTGGTTTAATGGTCGTATGAGATCTTCCTACGTTGATTAGATGCAAATGAATTTCTCCTTCGTAGTCTTCGTCAACTACACAAGCACCTACTGATAAATTTTGTTTTGTCGCAACTCCTGATTTATTAAATGCGATTAATGCATAACCTGATGGAACGTGCGCTCTGATACCTGAAGGAATTAAAACTGCTTCTCCGGTGTGGATAGTAGTTTCTTGAAAATCTTCTGGTACGTAGAAGTCTAAACCTGCTGAAAGGTTAGTTCCTCTACTTGGTGTTTTTACGTTTCTTGTCTTCTGAATGTTCATTCTGTGCATTGTTTTGAAAGTCATTTAGTGATGCAATATATGCAACTAAATCTAAATAATTGTCTTCTTTGTAATTATAAGATGCTCTTGATAACTTGAGGGCCATCATACAATTGTACATGTCAACTTTAGTGATTTCCTTTCTTGATAATAGAGACGCAATCTTGGCAGCTTCTTGCATGCCTTCTTGAAAAGGACCGTAAAGTCGCTCTTTTTCTTCGTTTCTTTCGAATACGATTTCGTTTGCTTTAAGTAGTATATTCATAGGATAAATATAAAAAATAAGGGGCTAATAGAAAAACTAATCTTTGTAGTACTTCTTAAAATCTTTGAAGTCTCCCCACTCGCGACTTGAATCGATGTCACTAGCTTTTAATGCGGCTTTTGGCATATTGCCTGCTACGTTCCAAAACCAATCTCCCTGCTGCCCATGAGTCTTTAGGAGTTCCCAACCTTTGGCATCGTAGGTTTGTATAGAATCAAAAGGAGTCTGTATCCTTGAAGGCTTTAAGAACGCTCTATCGTGGGTGTAGAATTTGGCTCTACCAAGTTCTCCGTCCTGTACGTTTCTTGCCACCGCAACTGCATTAAATTTAGTTTTTGGTAAAGCGATCTGTAAACTGCGAGATAAAACTCCAGTAGAAAATACAGACCACATTGTTTCTATATCTGTGTCTTTAAAGTTATCGTAAAATATTCTAACTCCACCTGCAACTACTGATTCGTGCTTGAGTCCAAAAGGCAGATATTTTGCTCCTACTCTTTCTGCGAATTGTTTTGCCCAGATATTGGCAGTTGGCATTGCTGGAATTTTTACGAATAAAGGAATTCCACCATTTTCTATTGCAGATAATTGGTGATCTGATGCCTCTTTGGAAGCCGGCATAACCAAATATAATTTCTTGTTGTATCGCTTTGCTAAGTGACAAAGAGAATACGGTGCGTAACCTGTTCTTGGCGCAACATAAACCATGGCGTCCTCTTTTACTTGCGATATAAAGAAATCGGCCATTTTGGCTTTGCTTCCAAATTGAAACTCGCCATCGTCGACTACATTAAATCCATCGTACTGTTTTACTTTAAATGTAAAATCGTGCTTGTAATCTTTAGTCATGTCAAGGTAGTACTCTAAGTTCCTACCGTTTGACATGTCTAAATTAGATTCATCTGTTGCTTTATTTAAAAACATTAATTAGTCTATTTTATTTTTTTTCTTTCTTCTGAAGTTGTTTGCTTAAGTTACTAACAGGCACTGGTGTTCCTACAGGGTAAGGAGATCCTTCTTTAGCCGCAGTTATAGATGTCATTCCTGATTTAACTGGAACTGCTATACGCAATGGAACTGCTGCTTCGTTAAGTGGTCCGTATACTTTTGCTAATACAATACCAGAAGCAGTTGTATCAAAGATAATACCTGGCATAGCAAACATATTACTTTCGCTTGTGCTTGGAGAATCTAAGTTTACAACAAACGAACGATTTACCGGTGGTAATAATTGCCACTCTTTAGTTGCTGGATCGAATTGAGGTACTGAAGTTGCTGAATCGTAATACCAAAAGAAAGACCATACTGTTTTGTCTGTTCCGTCTGGAGTTTGTGGGTTTTGGCCTACATTGAATTTTCCGTAAGTTCCACTAACGCCTTCCATTAATAAATTTGAAAGAGATGGTCCTGTTAATACTGGACATATAGCACAACCTTCGTTATACTCTACGCCTTGAACAATAATCTTTTTTCCAGTAGGAACTGCTGCTGATGCACCGCAAAATGCGAAAGCGCCTTGGTGAAGAGCTGCGGCTTTATCTAATTTAATTTCTTGATCTGCTTCATTTGTTGTGTTACAGCTGAATAGCACTGTTAGTAGACTGACTACTATGATTGACATTTTTTTCATGTTTGTTGTTTATATTAATTATTTTGTTATTTGTGTGAGATATGGATAATTCTTTGGTCTTAAATGCACAGACTGCTTCATTTCTAATATATCTAACATTTTAGTGCCGTCTGCATCTATCCACTCTGATGGCCACTGAATTACTTCTAATCCTGAATTGTTAATGATCTCGTTTGCAATTTCTCTTACTTGCATTCTCTCTTCTCTTGTACCAAAAAATGGTTGCTTCTTGTACAAACCAGTTCCAGGAATTTTTCTTGATTCGTGTTCTACTGGTAATAATTCAACTAGTGTGGCTTTCTTTAATTGTTTTGCAAAATCAACGTAACGATTAAATAGATCTGCTGTCGCTTGTTGAGGATTCGCTTGTCTCATTAAATGGAAACGTAAATCGATATTACCAAAATACAAAACTGTTTCGTCAAATCTATTGTTAATCTGTTCTACGCTTTCTCTTCTCAAGAATCCGTGTAAAGTTCTACCAGCCGTAAAATCCAAGGTGTGTCCAGGTTTCCACACTGATAAAGCATGAGAATCTCCGATAACTGCTTTTCTACTTTCTAAACCGTGAGCTAAAAAAGTATTGTAAAAAGAGATTACATTTGTTTCTGGAAATGTTCCTTCTACTTTTAATCGCTTATTGAATTTATTGAAGTCGAATATGCTATTAGAATATCTAAGTTCTCCTTTAAATTCCGAAATAGCTTTCATTTTTTCCGTATGAAGTGGTTGAGGTCCACCAGGAACATTAAAAGATCCTTCTACGAAATTAACTCCTTCACAAATATAAAGCAGATCGTAATTCCCCCACGTTGATGGTGGAGGATTTACGTCTACAGTATCGTGAGGATGGTTGTCCCATAACAT